TCACAACTGTCACAAAAATATTTAATCATTTTTAGTTCTCCTTGATCTGGAATCCCAGATCTAAAAATGGGGGATTGCTCCCCCTGTTAATATTACTTATTCTCTTTCTTAGCCTTTTCAATAACTGCCTTATTTCTAGGACTATAGTCTATTAAAAGGTCTGCAATAGATTTATTTTTAACAGCTAACTTTAACAAAGCTCTATTCACTTCATTGTTATTAGTGCTAACAAATTTATCTTCTTTTTTACTCATTATTAAGTTCTCCTGGCTCACGCCTATTAAATAATAATAACTAATTATACACTATTTATACACAATATAGACAAATTAATTAAATTAATTTTATGGGTCTCTATTGGATCGGGTGGCGTTTTTTGAGATCGGGAATCGGACACCCCCCCACCCCCACATATAAGGCCCTACAAAATTTTGCAGCAGTATATAAATAACTATCAACATAAATAATTACCCCAAAAACCATTTCACCCCCCCTTGCTTTAATTAGGTACCATAATGGGGTACCATATTTCACATGGAGAGAAACATTTTGAGATGTCCGACAAAAATAAAAAACTAGAACACGTATCTGACGAGGCTCTAAAAGAAATGGTCATGATCAAAAATCGTATTGATCAGATAGATACTAGCAAAGAATCGAAAAAAGATTTCATAGCCTATGTAAAAAATGTATGGGACGGCTTCATCGAGGGCGAGCACCATAGATTGTTTGCCAAAAAGCTAGAAGACGTAGCCAAGGGCAAGACCAAACGCCTAATCGTGAACATGCCACCTCGTCATACCAAGTCTGAGTTCGCATCTGTGTTCTTTCCTAGCTGGATTATGGGCCTTCACCCTGATATGAAGATCATGCAAACGACTCACACCGCCGAATTGTCTGCAAGGTTTGGTCGTAAGGTTAGAAATCTTATGGATACGGACGAATATAAGCAGATATTCAACAAGGTTAGACTCTCTGCCGACAGCAAATCAGCAGGTAGGTGGGAAACCAACCACGGTGGCGAGTATTTTGCCGCAGGAGTGGGGGGTGCTATTACAGGTAGGGGTGCGGATCTGCTGATTATTGACGATCCACACTCTGAACAGGACGCTTTGAGCCCATCTGCCCTAGAATCTGCCTACGAATGGTACACCTCTGGGCCGCGACAGCGTTTACAGCCAGGCGGAATCATAGTTATTGTCATGACAAGGTGGAGTACGCTTGATCTTACCGAGAAACTTATCAAGAGAATGTCCGAAGACCATGCAGATCAGTGGGATATACTAGAATTACCTGCTATTTTAGAAAGTGGCGAGCCTTTATGGCCAGGTTTCTGGAAAATAGAAGAACTTGAGTCCGTAAAAGCCTCAATTCCTGTAGCAAAGTGGAATGCTCAGTACATGCAGAACCCAACTTCTGAGGAAGGTGCCCTGTTAAAGCGAGATTGGTGGCAAACTTGGGAGCATGACGACCCACCTAACACAACTTACATATTGCAATCTTATGATACTGCCTTTAGTTCTAAAGAAACGGCTGATTACTCTGCGATTACTACGTGGGGCGTGTTCCGTCCGAGCGATGGTGCACCAGAATCTATCATTTTGCTTGATGCCAAAAGAGGTCGGTGGGACTTTCCTGAATTGAAGTCAACAGCCTATGATGAATTTATGGGTTGGCAACCAGACATTGTCTTGGTAGAATCTCAAGCAAGTGGTACTCCTTTGACGCATGAGTTGAGGATGATGGGGATCCCAGTTGTGAACTATCGCCCAACTAAAGGAAGAGACAAAGTCACTAGAGTACATTCGGCATCACCTGTATTTGAAGCTGGTATGGTTTGGGCTCCAGATACGATCTTCGCAGAAGAAGTGATAGAAGAATGTGCGGCCTTTCCGTATGGAGAGAACGATGATTTTGTAGATTCGACAACACAGGCTATACTAAGATTTCGTCAGGGCAACTTCGTAAGACTTGATTCAGATGAGGAAGACGATGAGCCAGTGCCGAGACAAAGAATATATTATTAAAATTATGGGAGTAATTTAATCATGGTAACAAAAAAAACAGCACCAAAAGTAGCAAAAAAAATAGTTAGTAAAGTTAAAACTAAACCTAAACCTAAGAAAGCACCACCTAAGAAACCAGTGCTTAAGAAAACACCACCCAAGAAAACACCACCTAAGAAAACACCACCTAAGAAAAAGAACATATCTCCATTAGTAATACCAGGAGCGGCTGCACTTGGAATTACAACTGCAGCTGTAGTAGGTAGCACAAAAGATAAAACTGCTTCTAACAACAATGATAAAAATACAGGAGGATCGTTTAACGATGCTTTTAGAACAGCAAGAAATAAAGGCGAAGGAACTTTGTTTAGTCACAATGGTAAAAAATATATAGCCGTAACTAAAGATGATCTTAAGAATAAAGGTTATTCAAGTTTAGCTGAATACAATAAAGCTGGCGGTAAGAAAAAAATAGTTTCTGCACCAGATAAAACAGAACTAACTAGAAAACAAAAGAGAAGACAGCGTAGAAAAGAAAGAATAGGCTTTGAAACTTTCAAAGAGCGTAGACAAGCTAGAAGGTCTAAGAGAAAAGCAAAGGGTTCTAATGCCAGCACACCTGGTACAGGCACAACTGGATTTAAGTCAGGCGGTATTGTCTCTTCTAAAAGATCAACACCAAAAGGTGTCGGTGCAGCTAAGAGAGGATTCGGCAAAGCTTTAAGATAATATGGTTAAAAAAATACCAAAAAAAGGCTTGCACCACATTAGTGAACCTTTAAAAAAAGTAATGAAAAAAATTAAAAAGCCTAAAATAAAAAAGCTAAAAGAAAAAATCCATAACAAAGAAAATAGGCTTCAACAAGATTCTCCATATATAAGCAACAAAGCTTATAACAAAGATTCTTTAGAAATAGCTGAAATGAAAAAAGAGTTAGGCAAATTAATTAAGGACTAATATGGCAGACATAGATAAGGCTATTTCCTTTGAAGATCAGGTAGAACTAGGAGTTCGTGATCGTTCAAAGGAAATGGAGGTTGAGGTTGACATTGAGGAAGAGAATCCCGACTTCGAAGGCTTCGAGGAAATGGATGACGGTTCTATTATGTTTGGTGCTCCCACACCACCTATGGAAGATACCAACTTCTACTCTAACTTAGCTGAAGAACTAGACTCATCTAAACTTAACAGCGTTGTCAATGATCTTATGAACAACATTGATTCTGATAAAGAATCAAGATCTGATTGGGAAAAGACTTACAAAGAAGGACTTGAATACTTAGGTATGAAGTACGAGGAAAGGTCGCAACCATTCGAGGGTGCTTCTGGAGTTATGCACCCGCTTTTAGCTGAATCCGTTACCCAGTTCCAAGCACAAGCTTACAATGAGTTACTCCCATCTCAAGGGCCTGTGAAGACTCAGGTTATTGGTATGGCTAATGCTGAAATAGAGCAACAAGCTTCAAGAGTTCAAGAGTTCATGAACTATCAGCTTATGCAGGTTATGAAAGAGTATGATCCTGAAACAGATCAAATGCTTTTTTATCTACCCCTATCAGGTTCTGCGTTTAGAAAGGTTTACTACGATCAGAATTTAGGCAGAGCTGTATCAAAGTTTATACCTAGTGAAGATTTAATCGTACCTTACGCTGCTACTGACTTACATAGTGCTACAAGAATTACGCATGTTATTGATATGTCAATCAATGACATTAAGAAACTACAACAAGTGGGCTTTTACCGTGACGTAGATATATCTACAGGCAGTCTATTAGCTGATGATGTCGATGATGTTCAGTCAGAAATAGATGAGCTTCAAGGCGTTAGCCCTAGTTACGATGATGATGATACATGCAGAGTGCATGAAGTTCATACTGAACTAGACTTAGAGGGTTACGAAGACCTTGACTCTGAAGGCGAAGAAACAGGCATAAAACTACCTTATATCATTACTATAGCTAATGATAAAGTCCTATCTATACGTAGGAACTACAAAGAAACAGATCAATTAAAGCAACGTATTAATTACTTTGTTCACTATAAATTCTTACCGGGTCTAGGATTCTACGGCTTCGGTTTGACTCACATGATAGGTGGCTTGTCTAAAGCATCGACTTCGATACTAAGACAGCTAATTGATTCAGGTACTCTATCAAACTTACCTGCTGGATTTAAAGCCCGTGGCATTCGTATCCGTAATGATGATCAGCCGTTACAACCTGGCGAGTTCAGAGACATGGATGCACCAGGCGGAAGTTTGCGAGATGCCTTTGTGCCATTACCTTTTAAGGAACCAAGCCAAACCCTACTCTCTCTCCTGGGTATCTTGGTCGATAGCGGAAGGCGTTTCGCTTCTATAGCTGATACACAAGTTGGAGACGGTAATCAAAACGCTCCTGTTGGAACAACCATTGCTTTATTAGAACGTGGTACTAGAGTGATGAGTGCGATTCACAAAAGATTGCACGCATCTCAAAGGATTGAGTTTGAAATACTAGCATCTGTCTTTAGTGAATACTTACCACCAGACTATCCTTACTTTACAGCTAACGGCAACCAACTTATTAAAGCTCAAGACTTTGATGACAGGGTAGACGTATTACCAGTATCAGATCCTAATACTTTCTCTATGAGTCAAAGAGTTATGATGGCTCAAGAAATATTGAGAACCGTACAAAGCAATCCTGAGATACATGGCCCGACTGGAATGCATGAAGCTTACAGAAGAATGTACGGTGCTATGGGTGTGCAGAATATTGAACAGCTTTTACCACCACCACCTCAACCTATGCCTATGGATCCTGCTAACGAAAATGCAGCTTTGATAGCAGGTATGCCTGCTCAAGCATTTATGGGACAAGATCACGATGCACATATTAACTCTCACATGTCCTTGTATGGAACTATGACAGCACAAGCTAATCCTGTGGTGTTATCTTTGATTCAAGCACATATCTATCAGCATGTATCTTTTAGGGCTGCTGAGATAGTAGATCAACAAAATGCACAGAACCAAGAGTTCCAGCAAATGCTACAACAAATACAACAGTTGCCGCCTGAAGTTGGTCAAGGGTATCAACAACAGATACAAGATAAAGTTGCTAAAGATGTTGCTGCGGTAGTATCACAACTTACTGAACAGATTAATGCTATGTTTATGCCACCACCACCACCAACAGATCCTTTAGTAGAACTAAGGGGCAAAGAACTAGATATTAAGGCTGATGATGTGCAACGTAAACGTGAAGAATTTGCACAAAGACAAGAGTTTGATGCTATGAAAGCTATGGAAAATAATAAACTTGCAGAACAACGTTTGGCAATTCAGAAAGAAATAGCTACAATGAAGGACGACATAGCAAAAGAGCGTATAGATCAAGCCGCACAATTTAAAGCTATGGATATAATGCGAGGATAATTATGAGTTCAGTTAGACAAAAAATGCAACAGGTTCACAAAGAACAACTTAAAAAAGAAGAGGAAATACTAAATGGTAATCAGCCGATCATCAATGAAGATGCAAATAACGAAACCGAAGTCAAAGAGGTTAAAAAAGAAACAGTCAAAAAAACTGCGACCAAAGTTAAAAAGAAAGTTGAGAAGGTAACTAAGTCAGCTCCTAAGAAAAGAGGCAGACCTAAGAAATCTAATACTAAAAAATAATATAGGAATAACTATGACAAAAGTAAAATCAAGCGTAACCATTAAAGATCAAGGGACAGTTAATTACTCTGATCCTAAGAAGATACCTAACGGTTCTGCACCACAACCACAAGGTTATGGTGGCGGTGAATCAAGAGGTGGCGGTGCTGCACTTAGAGGAACTAAGTTTAAAGGCATTTCTTAATGGCAAGATCTACACTAATTCAAGGCGGCCCAGCTTTCTTTACTCCTGAAGGTTACACACCACCCATACAACCAGAACAAGCTTTCATGCCTACAGATGTTATGCGTGATCCGATAGCAGATATGTTTGCTGCTCAACCGCCATTAACTAGAGGGCCTAGTTTACCTAAGCCTCCGATACCTCCTAGAGAAGATCAAATATTTATAGACGACATGCCTCCTATGAGAGAAGAACCGCCAATGGATTTTCCTATGCCTATGCCAGAGCCTATGCCAGAACCCATGCTTGATCCTATGCCTCAAACCCCAGTAAACATTCCTAATTTTAATGATATTGATATGGATGCAATTCGTCAAAGAATAGCTGATTTAGGAATAGGATTACCACAAGAGCCATTGCCACCAATAGATATGCCTCCAATGATGCCACCAATGAAAGAACTTCCACCAAGACGTGAAGATTTCATGTCAATAGATAGAATGAGTAAACCAAGAGATGAGTTCATACCTAGAATGATAAATGAGGATCCTGTTTCTTTTATACCACCAAGCACACCGATGCCAATGCCTAAACTGTCACCACTTCAACAAGCATTTGAAAAAATACAAAATCAACAAATGCCAATGCCAATGCAACCAAGAATGCCTATGCCAGGGCCAATAGCAACACCAACACCAAAAGCACCTATGCCTATGGCACCAATAAATTTACCAAGATTAGAATTACCAGAAACAAACAGAATGGATAGACAAATACCTATGATGCCAAGAATAGGAGGAATGGGTAGACGTTAATAATAGTTCAAAATTAGGAGAGAGCTAATTGGACGGAATAAGACTAGCAGAGTATTTTTTTAAAACTTTGCGAGATAGAGAGAGAAATGCTGTTGACATTATTGCTAGTGGCAATATAAAATCAATGGAAGATTACAAATATGTTATGGGAGAGTTATCAGCGATTCGCTCCTTACAACAAGATTTAAGAGAAACGCTGCAAATGGATGATAACGATGGTTGACACAATCGCAGAAAAAACACAATTTGAAAAACATAAAGAAGAAATTGCAAAAGAGAAAGCTGAACAATCTTCAGAATTAGATCAAGCTTTCATACAATCAAACGAAAGGGTATTAGATCCTAAACTACTAGATAAATCACTACTTGACAGAATGCCTGATCCTGTTGGATGGCGGATGCTTGTATTACCATACAGAGGTAAAGGTCAAACTGAAGGTGGCATTCAGTTGGTTAAAGAAACTATAGACAAAGAAGCTTTAGCTACAGTGATCTGTTACGTTTTAAAAGTAGGCCCTTTAGCTTATAAAGATAATAAATTTGGTCAGCCAAATACAATGAATAAACCTTGGTGTAAAAAAGGTGATTGGATTTTAATTGGCAGATACGCAGGAACTCGTTTTAGATTAGAAGATGAAAACGAAGTTCGTATTATTAACGATGATGAAGTGATTGCAACAATCCTTGATCCAGACGATATTAAATCTTTATAGGAGTAAAGAATGAGCGAAGAAGCACAGAACATAGATGTTGAAATAACAGAAGAAAAAATAGAAAAGGCAGCCCTTCCAGAAAATAGAAGAGTTGAAGAAGAGGTACAAGAAAATCCTGTAGAGGTAGAGATTAACCAAGAGGTAGCTCCTGTATCTGAAGATGAAATAAAGGAAGATTTTGAAGTATCTCCTAAGGTTGAAGAAAAAGCTAAAGATCAATCAGACGTAGAGAAAAGAGCAACTCTTGCACAAAACAGAATTAACAAAGCTGTAGCACAAGCTAAAGAGTTTCAAAGAAGAGAGCTGATGGCTGTTCAATATGCTAATGAACTTAAAGAGCAAAACAGTCAGTTAAGACAATCTCAGAAAAACTTTCAATCTAGCTACGGTGACGAGTTTTCAAATAGAGTAGAATCTCAATTAGCTTTATCAAAACAAGCATTAAAACAAGCTACTGAAGCTGGAGATGCTGATGGTATAACTACTGCAACTGAAGCATTAAGCATGGCTACTGCTGATAAAGCTAGGCATGAGCAATACAAACAGCAACAAAAACAATACGATGCTCAAGAGCAAGCGTATTTAGAACAAGCTCAACAACAACAGATCTATCAACAAAGTCAACCTGTTGAAGAAGAGTACAATGAACCATCAGACAAAGCTAGAGATTGGGCAAATAAGAATACTTGGTTTGGAAAAGATCAAGTTGCAACAAGTGTTGCCTTTGCTGTTCATAAGCAATTAGAAAATGAAGGCTTTGACACTGAGAGTGATGCATACTATAGTGAGATAGATAAACGAGTGCGACAAGAGTTGCCTCAAAGATTTAACGTGGAAGCGAACAATAAACCCGTCCAAACGGTCGCTTCAGCCACACGCAACACATCGACTGGACGCAAACAAAATCGTATCGAGTTGACACCGAGCGAACAGCAACTAGCTAAAAAGCTTGGAGTGTCATTTAAAGATTACGCAATACAAAAAGCGAGGTTACAAAAATCATGAGCAAAGACATAGATAATAAAACTGAAGATAACAGAGCTACTAGAAACTCTGATACTAGAGAGACAAAAGCCAGACCTAAAGTTTGGAAGATGCCTTCAGCGTTAGAACTACCCGATGAAGCTGTAAATTTAGCTGAATCACAAGGTATTACTTATCGTTGGGTCAGAGAATCTGTACTAGGCCAAGATGACAAAACGAATGTCTCAAAAAGATTTCGTGAAGGATTCGAGGTTGTTAGACCAGAAGAATTACCTGGTTTTCATGATTTACCTACGGTCGATGACGGTCGTCACGCAGGAGTAATTGGAGTTGGTGGGTTGATACTGTGCAAAATAGATAAAGAAATCGCAGATCAAAGAAATGACTTTTTTGAACAACAAACCAATAATCAAATGTCTGCTGTAGAGAATGACCTAATGCGTGAAGAGAATCCTGCGATGCCAATCTCAAGAGAGATTAAATCAAAGGTGACTTTTGGTGGAGGAGGCAGAGGATAACTCTGTAACTCTATATATAAATTTAATTATAGGAAACATAAAAAATGGCAAATCAAGATGCTTCATTTGGAATGAAACCCGTAAGAATGATGGGTGGTTCACCGTACTCTGGTGGACAAAGCCGTTATAGAATTGCTGCTAACTATGGTACCAGTATCTTCCAAGGAGATATGGTAATGCAGGTTACTGGAGGTGGTGTAGAAATACATGCTGACGGTGGAACTGTACCGATTGTTGGCGTATTCAATGGCTGTAAATACACTGATCCTACTTCGGGTGAACAAGTATTTAGTAATTATTACCCTGCAAGCACTAACGCTTCAGACATAATTGCTTTTATAGTCGATGATCCTAACGTGGTCTTCGAAGTTCAAGCAGACGACACTTTCCCAGTGGCTGATCTGTTTGGTAATTTTGACATCGTTTATACAAACTCAGGTAGTACCTTAAGTGGTATTTCAGGAGCAGAGTTAGATGTCACAACAGGTGCTACAACAGCAGGTTTACCGATCAAGGCGATTGATATTTCAGAAGATCCTGAAAATTCAGACGTTGCTTCGGCAAACACTAATGTTTTAGTTGTTATTCAAAATCATATCTGCGGCCAAAAGGGTGCAGGTCTAGCTTAATAAGGAGTATAAATTATGGCTATTTCAAGATCGCAATTAGCGAAAGAATTAGAACCTGGTTTGAATGCCTTATTTGGCATGGAATACAACAGGTACGAACAACAACATGCAGAGATATTTGAGACAGAATCCTCAGATAGAGCATTTGAAGAAGAAACCTTAATAGTAGGTTTCGGTAACGCTAAAGTAAAAACAGAAGGGCAAGGAGTCGAATTTGACAATGCTACTGAAGGTTTTACTGCTAGGTATTCACATGAAACCATAGCGTTAGCATTTGCACTAACTGAAGAGGCTATCGAAGATAACCTGTATGACAGACTCGGAGCTCGATACACAAAAGCTCTAGCAAGATCCATGGCACATACAAAGCAAGTGAAAGCTGCTTCTGTGCTTAACAACGCATTCTCATCAAGTTTTACTGGAGGAGATGGCAAGGCACTTGTTGCTACTGATCACCCATTACAAGGTGGAGGTACATTAAGTAACAGACCTAGCACTTATTCAGACTTAAATGAGACTTCATTAGAAGATGCACTTATTTCAATCTCAACTTTTGTTGATGACAGAAATATGGTAATTGCTTTACAAGGGCAAAAATTAGTAGTACCACCACAATTACAGTTTGTGGCTGATAGACTATTACAAACACCTGGTAGAGTAGGCACATCTGATAATGATATTAACGCTCTTAAGAATATGGGAATGATCCCAGAAGGTTATACTGTAAATAACTTCTTAACAGATACAGATGCGTGGTTCTTATTAACAGACTGTCCTGATGGATTTAAACACTTCGAGAGATCAGCTCTTTCAACTTCTATGGAAGGTGACTTTGATACTGGCAACGTCAGATTCAAAGCTAGAGAAAGATACTCATTTGGATTCTCAAATCCAAGAGCAGTGTTTGCATCACAAGGTGCATAATCTTAATTGATTATCTAAAGGGAGCTTCGGCTCCCTTTTTTTTTAGATCAAACTAATATACAATCGAAGGACTAGGATTTATTAATTTGTTTTATCAACTGACCTAGCAGACAAGCCGAGATGATAAAACTTATTTCCGTAGGAGGAAATTATGGCAAATTCAACATTTAACGGGCCAGTCAGGTCTGAGAATGGTTTTAAAGTAATATCAGTAAATAGCACTACAGGTGCAGAAACTGATGTTGTAAATATTGCATCTACAGGTATTGTTACTAATAAATTTGTAAAACACGTAGGTTTTGCAACTGGAGTAACAGTTAATAGTACAGCAGGAGACTCTCCCGCTATAGGTGAGTTTACACAACCAGCAAACACAATCATTACTGATATAAAAATATTTTGTGATGTTGCTCCTGTTATTGGGACAGGTGATATTGGTTACGAAGTAGGTACTTCTAGCTCAGGTGCACAAATTGTTGCAGCTCAGACTGATGAAATACTTGATGGTGGTACAACTGTTGTTGCTCACAATGTAACTGTAACTAGTTTAGTTCTACAAACTCAAGATGGAACTACAGCTCCAGCTTCTGTTCAATATACAGATACTGAAAGAACTATTTTCTGTAACATTACTAATACAGTAGATGCTACAACTGCGGGTTCTTTTACGTTTATTATTGAATACACTCAAATAGCGTAAGGAGTAAATTATGGCAGATGCAGTAACTTCTCAAACCATACAAGATACCGATAGGAAAGCAATTATGCGGTTTACTAATGTCAGCGATGGCAGTGGTGAATCTGCTGTTAAAAAAGTTGATGTTTCAGCTTTAAGTGCTAATTCATCTGGTCAAGCTTGTACTTCTGTAAGTATTGCAAAGATTTGGTGGATGACTGTTGGCATGAGTGTTAAGTTGGAGTTTGATGCTTCAACAAATGTTTTACTTACACACATACCATCAGATGCTACTGGAGATGAATATTATGATTCATTTACAGGCATACCAAATAATGCAGGATCAGGAGTAACTGGTGATATTGATCTTACTACTGTTGGTCATAGTAGTGGCGATGCCTACCATATTATTTTAGAAATGGTAAAAAACTATTAATGAATGGTTATAAGAAAAAAATCTAAACCAATACGTAGAACTACTAAAGGTAAATTAGCTAATTTCCGTCCTACGAAAAGTGGGGCGGGAATGACTAAAAAAGGTGTTAAAGCCTATAGAAAAAAAAATCCTGGTAGCAAACTTAAAACAGCAGTAACAGGTATAGTAAAGAAAGGCAGTAAGGCTGCTAAACGTAGAAAGTCTTATTGTGCAAGATCAGCAGGACAACTAAAACGTAGCTCTGCTAGAACAAGAAACAATCCTAATTCAAGGATTAGGCAAGCAAGAAGAAGATGGAGATGTTAAATGGCTAAAATATGTCCGAAAGGAAAAGCTTGGGCTAAAAGAACTTTTGATACATACCCTAGTGCGTATGCAAATATGGCTGCATCTAAGTATTGTAAAGATCCTAATTATGCCAAAGGATCAAAAAAGAAAGCAAAAAAATTAAAAGATGGCGGCCTTGTTGTTGGCGGAGGAAGACAGGCTAGACAAGATAGGCAAAGATTTTAATGGGCGAATTAAAAAAATGGGTTAATCAAAATTGGGTTCGTATAGGAACAGATGGATCTATTAAAGGTAAGTGTGGCACAAGCAAGAATAAAAAAAATCCAGATCGTTGTTTACCAAAAGCAAAAGCATTAAGTTTAAGCAAAACAGAAAGATCAAAGACTGCTAAAAAAAAGAAAGCAGCTGGTGCTAAAGGTAAAACTGTTGTTGCTAATACTAAGAAAGCTATAGTTAAATTAAAGAAAGGTGGAGAGGTTAGAAAAATTGCAAGAGGTTGTGGTAAAGTAATGAACAATAGAAGAAAAAAAACTAAATATTCATAGGAGTGAATTATGTTTAAAAGAACTAAAGGCTATGCTAGTGGAGGTATGGTTAAAGGCACTAAGTATATGGCAAAGGGTGGTTCTGCATCTAAAGGAACTAAATATATGGCTAAAGGTGGTGCTGCTAAAGGAACCAAATACATGTCCAAGGGTGGAGCTATGAAAGGCACTAAATATATGGCAAAAGGTGGTGCTATGAAGGGCACTAAGTACATGTCTAAAGGCGGAAAAGTATAATAAATTTTTTACAAAAACAAAGGAGAGAGTGTTTTGTCATATTTAATTTCAAACATCCCGCAGTTTAAATGCTGGGTGAGAAAAGAGTTTACAGCTAACCATAGTAATTATCACGGAGAGTATTTACATGCTCTTGTTATAGCAGTTAATACTATTCCAGATAGATCCTTATCGTTTCAAGTAGTCTTTACAGGTTGTGAAATAGATAATGAAGAAGATGCACCCAATGTTCATGGCGGTGCTATGTGGGCAAGAATGCCTATTCAAGCTTTAGTTGCAGATATACCATTACAAGAATGGCCTTCTCCTATGGAAGATCACTTAGCTCAACCTTGGGATTGTTTAAGTCATCATCATTCTGTTGTGGTTTTAGATAGAGTAAGTTCATCACCCTGGCTTTGTAAAATAGGTGGAGAGTTCTATACGGGAAAATATTTATTTACAGTAGACTACACAGAAAATTCAATAGCTGATGATTCTGCTCAACATAAGCAATCACATGTGTTATATTTAACAGACGCTGGTGAGTATACTGGTAACTTTGTAGCTTTACCTAATAACAGAGTGAGAGCTACAAACCCTGCTTTATGGCGTGTTGGAGAAGGAGCACCAGACTTTATGCCTTCTCAATGGACGCATTCAGCAGAACAACATGAGAGCTATATGGATCCGAACATAACATTTGATAATCTATACGCTCCAGAGGAAGATTAATATGACAGAATTAAGCGTAACAGCAAAAAGAAAATTAATTAAAGAGCTAAAGGGTGCTTCTAAATTGCACGCAAAACAAGCTAAACAAATAGAAAAGTCTTTAAAAAAAACTAAAAAGAAATAATGACAACATCAAGTAGTACAAACTTTGAGCCAGATGTAACTGAGTTTATAGAGGAAGCATTTGAAAGATGTGGACTTGAACTTCGTACTGGTTATGATCTAAAAACAGCAAAAAGATCTATTAATCTTATGTTAGCTGAATGGGCTAACCGTGGTCTTAATCAATGGACTATAGAACAAACAACTCAAACAGTCACCAAAGGTACCAATCAATATACTTTAAACTCTAATGTGATAGATATATTAGATTGTTCTATTAGAAGAGATACTGATGGAACTAATCTTGATTTACAAATGTCTAAGATCAGCAGAAGTGAATACTTAAACATACCAACCAAAACTACTGAAGCTAGACCTACTCAATTCTTTTTAGACAAACAAGTAACTCCTGTATTAAATATATGGCCAACACCAGAAAACAGCACTGACGTATTAGTGTTCAATAAACTAGTAAGAATGGATGATGCAGATACAGCTATCAATACAATGGACATGCCTTTTAGGTTTTTTCCTTGTTTCGCAGCTGGTCTTGCTTATTACATAGCTATTAAGAAAGCACCAGATAGAGTTGGCATGTTAAAGCAAATGTATGAAGATGAATTTGAAAGAGCCTTGTCTCAAGACGAGGATAGTGCTTCATTTAGAATTGCACCATACTTAAGACACGGATACTAGAATGGCTTATGCAGCTGGTAAATTTGCAAGAGCTCTTTGTGATAGATGTGGATTTGAATACAAGCTATCGCAATTAAGAGAAGAATGGAACGGTTTAAAAACTTGTAGAGATTGTTTTGAGCCTAAACATCCACAGCTTGAGCCACTACCACATGTATCAGATGCAGAAGCTTTATATAAACCTAGACCTAATAATGATGTAGAATTAGGAGAAGGAGCTGTTTATACAAACGATGGCGACTTAAATTCATCTATGACATCTGATCCTATTGGATCTAAAATATTAGGATATGAAATGACAGGTTCTCTTGGCGAGGTTACAATAACAGTATGACATTAACAGAACTAAAAACATTAATACAAAACTACGTGCAAAATACAGAGACTACTTTTGTAGCTACTCTTGACGATATGATCAAGAACACAGAAGAAAGACTGTTTGAATTAGTACAGTTTGATCTATTTAGAAAAAACGTAACGGGTACTTTAACAACTGGAACTACTTATTTAACAGCACCTTCAGATTTTCATTTAAGTTTTTCATTAGCAGTCATAGATGCTAATGGAGACTATCATTACTTAGATAAAAAACATCCAAGCTTTATGAGAGAATATACTCCTGATCCTACAGATACATCATTAAGAGGATTGCCAAAGTATTACGGAGACTTTGATAAAGAATTATCTAGCGGTTCAGATAACGGTTCTACATTAATTGTAGCACCAGTACCAGATGCTAATTATTCAGTAGAGTTACATTACTTATACAAACCAAATAGTTTAGTCAGCGAAACAACAGGAACTTGGTTATCAAAAAATGCTAGAAACGCATTGTTATATGGTTGTTTGTATGAAGCATATACATTTATGAAAGGTGACGCTGATCTTTTAACTTTATATGAAAACAGATTTCAACAAGAAACTGCAAGGCTAAAAAACAAAGCGGAGGCTAGAGGAAGAAAAGACGAATATCGTTACGATTCTATTAGAAACGTCACCACTTAAGGAGAGAGAAGATGGAGAGAATAGAAAGCCTAGAAGGTAAAACTATAGCTATTGTCGGTCTTGGCAAAAGTTGGTTTGAATATTGTTTAGCAAAATCACATGGGGCTCACTTCGATGAAGTATGGGCTACAAATGCTGTAGCAGATGTAATATTTCACGATAGAGTGTTTATGATGGATCCTGCATCTAGGTTCTTAGATACTGATAATGCAGGTGGTCAAACTGATAGCATGATAAGAGTATTAGAAAAACACAAAGGGCCTATATATACTTGTGAGTTAGATGATCGTGCACCAGGATTAGTAGAGTATCCAATACATGAAGTATTAAAAGATACCGATTGTTATTACCTAAACAACACAGTTGCATACGCAGTAGCTTTTGCTTTGTGGAATAAGGTTGGTACTATTAAAATGTTTGGTATTGATTTCACTTATAAAGGTAATCTACATTTTGCTGAATCAGGTAGAGCATGTGTAGAGTTTTGGCTAGGTAAGTGTATGAATGCTGGCATTCAGGTTGAGGTGGCTTCATCTAGTGGATTACTAGATACCTGCATACCTATTCATGAAAAACTATATGGTTATCATCGTTTAAACGATCCTTTAGTTGTATCAGTAGATCAAAGCGGATCTCTTTATGCTACTAAAAAAAGTAATGTAAATAAAATTAAAAATGAAACCGAATACAAACTAGCAGATAGATATGATTCACATTTGACAGAACCAGGAGATCCAAAAAAATGGTAGTTAAAATTACACCAGATGGATTGCCTCAGTTGGGAATGGTAGAAATTGCTACAACCAAGTACGGAGGGCACCCTCCAGAGTTTTGGGCAGAAAGACTTACTGAAAAAATAGTAAGCAATAGCAATAGTGAAGATCCATACATACAAGAACAAGCTAAAGCATACAAAGATATGATTTATCAGGTTAGTTTGATTTATATAAAAAATGCTTTAAAATCTTATAAAGCTACTTTGATACAAGATTTATCTGGTCAAGGTAACGAAGATATAGCAAAAATAATTAAAGGTATTTAATATGGCCATTACATCAACATTAACAACCAGCTTTAAAAAAGAACTTTTAGAAGCTAAACATAATTTTTTAGCATCAGGAGGAAACTCTTTTAAACTAGCTTTGTATACAAGTTCAGCTACATTAGGTGCAGCAACAACTGCTTTTACTACTACAGGTCAAGCCAGTGGAACTAACTACACTTCAGGTGGAGCAGCTCTAACTAATGTAAATCCAACAAGCTCTGGCACAACTGGGTTTACTGATTTTGCTGATTTAACTTTTGGTACTGCTACGATTACCGCAAGAGGTTGCATGATCTATAATGATACAAATTCTGACAGATCAGTAGCGACTATAGATTTCGGTGGAGATAAAACTTCTACCTCAGGCGATTTTACAGTAGTGTTTCCAGCAGCAGCAGCGAGTACAGCGATAATCAGAATAGCGTAAAATGGCTCAGCTACTAAGCGGTTGGGGTCGATCTGGTTGGGGTGAACTTGCATTTGGCGAAGGAACTATACCAGTAAATGTAACTGCTCCGGGAGCAGGAACTACAGGAGCACCAGTTGCAGGTGTAAATGCTCAAGCAATAGCTTCAGTTCCAGGTATATCAGCATCAGTAGGATCTTTATCAGTTCTTGTCGATGGAGAAGCAAATGTAAATCCAACAGGACAAGCAGGCACCAGTGCATTAGGCACTGCATCATTAATAACAAATAACAATTTATCAGTTACTTTAAATGGTTCTGTAAGTGCATTAGGATCAATTAGTACAGATTGCAAGTCTAATGTTACACTTACAGGACTAGAATTAACTAGCTCACTAGGAGTAATTTTAGTTTGGTCACGTATTGATGAAACTCAAAGTCCAAACTATACTAATATTACAGAAACGCAAACTCCTAGTTGGGAAGAAGTAGCTTAATGAGAGGAATATAAGATGGCATCAACATACGTAAATGATTTAAGACTTGAGGAAATGGCCACAGGTGATCAATCTGGATCATGGGGAACTACAACTAATACAAATTTAGAATTAATTGGCGAAGCTTTAGGTTATGGAACTGAAGGTATTACAACTAACGCTGATACTCACACCACTACCGTAGCTGATGGAGCTACTGATCCTGGTAGAGCTATGTATATTGAATACACAGGAACACTTGATTCTGCTTGTACGATCACAATCGCACCTAACACTCTTAACAGAATGCACTTTATCGAAAATGGTACAAGTGGTTCGCAAAACATAATTATTTCTCAAGGCAGTGGAGCTAACATAACAATACCTCCAGGAGATGTAAAAGCAGTTTACCTAGACGGAGCAGGATCTGGTGCAGCAGTAGTAGACGCTTTTGCTAGTCTTAATGTTGTAGATTTAAAAGTACAAGATGATCTAACTGTAACAGATGATGCAACCATAGGTGGAACATTAGGTGTTACAGGCATAGTCACATTAACTGATGATCTTATTATTGGTGACGGTAAAACAATAGGATCTGCCTCAGATGTAGATGCTATGACTATTGCCTCTAATGGACAAGTTACCTTTACACAAACTTTGATCGGAACAGCTTTAGACATCTCTGGCGATATAGATGTTGACGGTACTACTAATTTAGATGTCGTAGATATTGATGGTGCAGTTGATATGGCTTCTACGTTACAAGTAGATGGTGTAGCTACTTTTACTGGTAGAGATATTCATAGTGGAGGTATTACGATTGCAAACGCTGGACAAATTGGTTCAGTTGGAGATACAGATGCTATTGCAATCGCAAGTGATGGTGTAGTAACCCTTACACAAAAATTAATAGGTACTGAATTAGATATATCAGGAAATATAGACGTAGACGGAACTACTAACCTAGACGTAGTAGATATAGATGGTGCTGTAGATATGGCTTCTACTTTAGGAGTTACAGGTGTAGTAACAGCCAACGCAGGTGTAGTAGTAGATAACATTACAATAGACGGAACAGAAATAGATTTATCTTCTGGTGATTTAACAGTAGATGTTGCAGGAGATATTATTCTTGATGCAAATGGTGCCGATATTATATTAAAAGATGATGGTACAGAATTTGGTAGATTTACAAACTCATCAACAAACTTTGTAATTAAATCTGCTGTCTCTGATAAAGACATGAATTTTTTAGGTAATGATGGTGGTTCAGAAATAACTGCCCTCCTCCTTGATATGTCACAAGCAGGTAGAGCTACATTTAACGAAGGTATTGTTGCAGGTACTTCTTCGGCAGGTGATTTTGGTTTAATACTTAATACAGCTTCTAGCGATAGTGTTAAGTTACAAGTTGCTGATACAGGTACAGGTGGAGCAGCACACGCAACATTAGCTGTTAGTGATGGTGATTTGATTTTAAGTCCAACAGCAGAAAGAGCTAGACTTACAGATGGTGGACAGTTGTTAGTAGGCACTACTTCTAAAACAAGTGCAGACCAAGGCAACTGTGGTGCATTAGCAGTTCATGGAAATACAGATGCTTCAGGTGCAGTTTGCGAAGTAAAAAATACAGGAAACCCTGCATCAAATAGAGATTTTATTCGTTTTTTTAATAGTTCAGGAGCTGAAGCAGGCTCAATAGAACATAACGCATCTGAAAGTGTTGCTTATAACACATCTTCAGATTACCGATTAAAAGAAAATATTAAACCTCTTGCAAATGGTTTACAAAGACTTTTACAACTAAACCCTGTTCAGTTTGATTGGAAAGAAGATAAAACTTCTAGTGAAGGATTTATAGCACACGAAGTTCAAGAAATATTTAGTGATGCTATATCAGGTGAAAAAGATGGCGAACAAACACAGGGAATGGATTATGGAAGAATTACACCATTACTTGTTAAAGCTATACAAGAACAACAAGAACAAATAGAAGGACTTAAACAAGAAATTCAAAACCTTAAAGGAGAATAAAAATGGCAATAGGATATACTTGGGATTGTAAAACTTGTGACACACACCCTTCAAAAAGTGGTAAATCAAATGTAGTTTGGAATGTTCATTGGAGATTAAAAGCTACAGATAATTCTAATAATGATTCAGACGGCAATCCACAAACTGTTGAATGTCATGGAAGTCAAAGTTTAGATATATCTGATTTATCTAGTTTTACAAACTGGTCAAGTCTTACTAATGCTGATGTTCAAGGTTGGGTAGAAGCTGCATTAGGTAGTGATACTGTTACAACTATGAAAGCAAAATTAGATGCACAGATAGCTGAAAGATTAACACCTACTAGCGTAACTAAAACATTAAGTTAATAAAGTAAATAAAACCATAAGGAGAGATATGGAAAATCAAAAAGAAAATAGTGTCAATATAGACGGCACAAAGTACAAAGAGTCAGAAATGACAGATCAACAAAAATACTTTGTTGCTCAAGTACAAGATTTGAAAAACAAAAAATCTAAACAAGAATTTGAATTAGATCAAACCTTAGCAAGCTTAGATGTATTTCAAAGGGCTTTAATACAATCTACCAAAAAAGTGGCAGATGAAGTATTAGAAAAAGATAAAACTTTAAATGATCCGAAGGAGGATAAAAAATGATTGTAGAAATAGTTATGTGGATAACCACGATTGTAACAGTTGCTTCATTAATAGCAGCATCAACACCAACACCTAAGGATGACGCTTGGATTGGTAAATTATATAAATTTATTGATATGTTAGCTTTAAACATAGGTAAAGCAAAGGAGAAATAATATGAATTTTATTAAAAACTTTTGGGATAGATTTACTGGAACTAAAAGAGTTGAAGTAAGAGCTAGAAATAAAAAAGGACATTATGTTGCTGATGATAAATCAACACCAGATGTTAATGAGGCCTATACAACTAAAAGAGTTAAAGTTAAAAAGTAATGGCTAAGGCTCCTGAATCCTTTGTATATAATGCAGAGTTAGAAAGAATTGTAGATGGAGATACATTTGATTGTTGTCTTGATCTTGGGTTTAGTGTAAAGCTACATAAACAAAGAGTACGTTTATCAGGCATTGATACCCCTGAATCCAGGACGCGTGATCTAGCTGAAAAAAAACTAGGTCTTGCTGCAAAGGAAAGACTTAAAGAATTATGTGTTGGTAAGTTTAAAGTAAAATCTTTAGGCAAAGGTAAGTATGGCAGAATAATAGGCATACCTTACACAAAAGATGGCAAAGATATTTGTCAAATGTTAATTAAAGAAGGGCACGCTGTTGAATATCATGGCGGTAAAAAAATAAAAGTATGGGGTGATTACTAATGAGTGAAGAAAGATTTAGCGGAGATATGAGTCGTAATGAGGTTGAGATAGACCTTAATAAATTTATGGCAATGGTTTCTGAAATAGGCGAACTTAAACAAAAAATTATGGAAATGGAAAACGAAAAAGAACCTGACAATCCTTGGCAAAGTTGGATATGGTTTTCTAACATGATTGATGCTTGGAGAATATTTCCAAGAATGTTTTTAACAGTTTATATAGTTCTTCTTTATAAATGCACTATATGGTTTATGAACCTACCTGAACCATCATTTGAACAATCAGGGTTGATTTCTATAGTAGTAGGAGCAGGTGCTGCTTGGTTTGGTTTATACGCAGGAACAGCCAAAGATAAAATAAATAGTAAATAATGGAAACCTTTGACCTTATAGAAAAGGTCGGATTACCTATAGCTGGTGGTCTTATTATGGGTTACTTTATATTTCTTATTATGAAACAACTTATGGGTAATCTTGTAAGTGATATAAAAGGAATACAAGGTATTACTAAGATGCTTATTACTAGAGCATCAATAATGAACAACGACATTATTAGAATAGATACATCAGTATCTAGTGCCTTAAATTTGAAACCAGACTTAGATAGAATAGCTAGAGCAGAAAACTTTGTAGAAGATGGAAAGATAGACGCTAGAAGAGATTAATGGACATAGTAACTCTAGTAGAAAAGTTTGGCTTTACAACTATTATGGTCGTAGGTCTTGGGTACTTTGTTTATTATGTATGGCAAACAATTACCAATACTATTGATCCAGCCGTATCAGAAATGAAGAAAACTATTATACGGTTGACTGACCAACTTCGCCTGTTAGACCAAGATATGATACGATTACAAGAGAAAGTTAATACTGTATTAGAATTAAATGAAAAGAAAAATAACACAAAGACAACAAGTGCAAGAAGAAATAGAAAAAACTAGAATCATAATGGGGATTATGTTTATTGGGTTAATTATGTTTGTAGGTATTATTGCTACAAATATAAACGCAGATCAAATAGTACACAAGTTTAAATCACCAAGTTTTAATGGTGTTGGTACTAGCTCACATTATTTGACGATTGAAAACCAAGAGTTCTCAAGAAAACTAACCATTAAAGAAGAAATAAAGGCTTTACAAGAAGAAATAGAAAGAGAAAAAGAAAACTCTACTCTTGCAAGGTTTATGCGTAACCTTGAATCAAGAGTTTATGCTGAATTATCCAGGCAGCTAGTTAATAACTTGTTTGGTGAAACGCCAAGCACAGAAGGTACGATAACCCTAGAGGGTAACACTATAGAGTATACTAGCGATGGCGTAACACTAACCCTTAAAATAACGGAAGCAGATGGCACAGTTACTGAAATCACAATTCCTATTGGTACTTTTACTTTCTAGTTGTTCTATATTTGATCAGTACGAAGATACTTATGAACAGAGATTTTCTGATCGTGATGTAGTAAATATACAAGATTTACAATCCATAGAACTTAAAAACGCACCCATACCAAAATTAAGCCCAGTAGTCGCTGTATATCCCACAGCCTTTACAGATCAAACTGGTCAAAGAAAAAGCAACAGCGAGTTTGCTTTATTTAGCACAGCCATAACACAACAACCAAACGCTCTGCTTATACGAGCTTTAAAACATGCAGGAGATGGCAAATTTTTTAGAGTAGTAGAAAGAGTTGGATTAGATAATCTTACCAAAGAAAGACAATTAATAAGATCAGCCAGGGAACAAACAGCCTCAGAAGAAGAAAAGAAAAAAGCATTAAGGCCATTACTATTTGCAGGTATATTAATTGAAGGAGCTGTTATATCTTACGAAGCCAACCTTGAATCTGGTGGTATAGGGGCTAGGTATCTTGGTATTGGTAATAGCGTACAGTATCGAGAAGATAATATAACTGTAAGTTTACGCATGGTTTCTGTAGCTACAGGAGAGGTTTTGCTAGAAGTATTAAGTCAAAAAACCATATTTAGTTATGGTAAATCTGAAGATGTATTTAGGTTTATTGAGGCAAATACCGAGCTAGTAGAGATAGAACTAGGCAACGCTAGAAACGAATCATCAACCATAGCTTTAATGAAAGCTATAGAAGGAGGTGTGCTAGAAATTATTAATATTGGTTATGAAAAAAGTTTTTGGATTTTACAAAATGAAAATGTAGGAGTAGAATTAAATGATGAAGAAACTAAAATTGATGAGCCTAATTGTGATGCTGAGTGCATTGACAACATACGCGGCTGACAACGAAATATATGTAGA